TTGCGCTTTCGTGGGACGACAAGCGGGATAACCTTTTCGTTTCTCCCCCTTTTGACGACCACAAGGTTTACCAGTTTTACAATCAATCCAACCTTTTCCGTTGTTTTGAGAAAACCATTTACGCAAAGAGTTCTTTTCTGCCACTAGAACGTCCTCGTACTTTTCCGCCTGCTTTCTTCAACGCAACCGCAACCGGAAGCAATCATCCCCCCGTTACGATATCTATTACGAGCAGGGCGTTTAGGGTTGTCCACGGCTGCGATTAAACCGCCTTCCGCTTTTTTAGTAGAGTTTCCCCAGTTTGCGGCTCCTACTTTTCGGCACTTGGACAGGGCCCCCGAGGCGTAAGCGCTGGGCCAAACCTTGTACCGAGCCTTTACCTTTCGATAACACGCGTCTTTTTTTGACTTTTTCTTTGCCATTAGTTTGACCCTCTGGAGGCTTGGATATCTGGAACGGCATTGATGTTCTGCTTATGCTCATTGTACCGTGCACTCCGTACTAAAAAATCCTGCCACATTGGTTTGATCATGTCATAGTTTTCACCGACCCTGTAGGTAATTACCGCGGTGTCCGCTTTAAGTTGATACAGTTGCAACGCGCCCCAGCATAACAGACCAATGGTAATTACAGACGCTAAGTTATTAAAATCAACTTTCATTACCAAGCCTTACATGACCAATACTTGGCCTTTAGTTTATCTAATGTACCCTTATCACAACCATGACGGTCCCTAAACGACTTGCGCCGTTTAGGATTAGATTTTTTAATGGACATCTTGGCATCGCCAAAACGAATGATCTTTTCTTTGCCTTTGGCACATGCTTTAACAACAGACTTTTTACCGCCAGATATCTGACGTTTAGGCTTGTTGCACTTCATCTTGGCTTTATCAATTTTAGCCATGAGTCCGTCCTATGCTAAAAGAATTGTCAGTTCGTTATTCGACCCCGTAAACGCAGAGACATACACTCCCGACGTAAACAGCATACCGTTCTCCGGAATATACACTTCGTTCATTCCAACGGGAAACTTCTGAACCAACAACGTAGCGCCACCATTACCATTAGTAAGAGTAAAAGAGCCTGCTGCTTCGGCGTATATGTTTACGGCCTGAAGTCTGGATCTCGACGGCCCTATAAGAGCCGCCGCTGAACCTTGCGCATAATTATACGCTGTAATGTCTGAGCCAGCCATGTGTGAACCCCCTTATGGACGGATTACAGTGTTGTAAGCCTGCGCATACAGAATAGTAATCACAGCTACACCCGCCGTGGTCGCTACGCTGTTAGTAACGGTCAGCTTTAGATCCGCCGTTCCTGTGTTTGCCCACTCCCCTGTACCACCGCCTTGTGTGGTTACCGTCTTGAGACCCGCACTTGTACCTGTGGCAAGCGCGTTAAGAATTGTAGTCGCCCCGCCAACGGTATCACCAACGCTCAAGTTAGTGGTGGCATTCGCAGCCGTAGACAAGTCCACGATACAATCAATAATCTTGGAGTTCGCTGGAATAACCATGTCGGTTGCGCCTGCTGCAATCGCTCCACCGGAAAGATCCATTGTGTGTGTTTGCATCATTACAACGTAGCCTACGTTAGCGATGTTCTCGCCTACAGTGGTTCCTGTTGTATTTCGAATGTTCCCTGCCCGGATTGGGCCTGAAAAAGTTGAGTTAGCCATGAAGATCTCCTGTCTTGGCAAATGTCAGCCGCACCATGCGACTGTCAGGGATACCAGAACAATACATGACATTTGAACAAAAAGAAAGGGGCTACCGAAGTAGCCCCAGTCTAACCGGGAGGAGGTATGAAAAGTACCTACCTCAGTAACATAGCACAGTTTAGGCTCCGGGGGAACCGTAAACACAACGTGGGTCTGAGAACCCAAAGCTGTAGCGCTCACGAGCTTTGAACCGCATGTTTCCGGTATCAAAGTCGGCTTCCATGTTTGTTGACAAAGCAGAACGCTCAAAGTGGATCATACCACGAGGTGCGTCAGTCATAACAAAGAAGTGATCCGGGTCAGTGAAGAAGTCGTTGACGGCATAGCCTTCAGGCAACATTCCCATAGACCGGATTGCGTTTGTGTCGTTGTCCGCTGTACCTACGCGTAAGTTTGAAACCATCAAACGCTCTGCAACGAATTGCAGTTGACGTGGGATAAGAAGTTTCGTGCCGCGTAGAGCAACTTTCAAACCGCGCTCATCAACAAAACCAGCGATATTGATAAGGGCATCTTCCAGAGATGTCTCGTTCAAATCTGCTGCTGTTGCTGGAGTGTTGGCAAACGTACCACCGTTAGTAAGAGGGTGGTTAGTTGCACACAATGCAACGCCGTCACCGCCTGCGTTCGCACCACCTGTAAAGGCGTTGTTGAGAACCGCAGCAGCTTTAACCTGCTTTGTGTGTGCCATTGAGCGAGCCAACGCACGAGTGTAACGCGAGCCAAGACGATCATACAGATTGTCTTCGATAGCTTCCTCTGTTATAGAGAAGGCCAACGCGATAGTTTCGTGGTTGTAACGAGCAGTGTATGCTTCGTTAGCGTCGTCAAAGTTGACCGCAGAACCTTCCGATTTGGTTGGTGCCGCTCCGAACCCACTCAACATCACTTCCTCTTCGAATGCTCGATCAGAAGATTCTGTTGTGTAGATCTCTGCGTGTTGGTTTTCGTACCTGCTGTACTCCATACCAAACAACGCATTGAGGCCCGGTTCTAGCTCTTTCGCTAGTTGTGCGCGAGAAATAGCCATTCTTTAGACCCCCTATACGCCAGTAGTTGACGGAGTACCAGCAACAATCGCGCCATTGGCGGAATTGAAACTGTTATTCAGTCGAACGATTAACGGGATGCCAGCAGCAGTGAAATCGCTGTTCTCCGGATCGTCTTGGATACCGACGATACGAAGTTGCAATGCTGCGGTGGCGGCGATTGTGCCGACAGCTAACTTAGCGGACGAGATACCTGTGGCTGTTACGCCAGATGTAGCTGTTCCAAAGTTTGCATTTGCAAACACATGACCGCGAGCAGTTGCTTCACTGGTTAATGAAGCGTCTGATGCGATAATAAATGTCTGCATTGGGTTGTCATACACGAAGGCTACGACGGGATGATTAGAATCCGCGCCAGAACCGGGCCAGTGATTTGAGAAAATCTTTTCACCAGTGGTAGACGAAACGTATTCGCAACCCCAGAAAACACCTAATAAACCTACGGTTCCACCAGCAGCCGCGCCAACAATATCAATAAAGCCTGTTGACAGCGGAATTACGGGAGAACCTTGGTAAATCGCGTTTGTGTTCCCATAGGCGATGCGATACTCGGTCATACCAGTGGTGTTTGTAGCCTGACCGACTACACCAATCGGACGAAGTCCGAAGGCACCGTTAGTATTTGCCATAGTAGCAATCCTTCTATAAGTTAATCGGAGTCTCTACGAGATCCCCCGAATGATACACGACTACGCCTATCGTTACTGATAGGCATGGAAGGATGTGACTCCTTCATAAGATCCTGATCAACGGCAGTCATTTGTTCGCGGGTTCTGCCCCCGTAATATGCAGTTCTTTCTGCTACTGTTTCTTCAGGTATACGGCACAACATCAGTCCGCCTTGACCAATCACTCCCTCATAACGACCATCGTCAATAGTCGGGGCTTCATAATCAGGATACTCATCTTTACGGACGGGTTCCCATCCTTCTCGCAGCTTGGCGTTGACATTCATTTTGTCTTCTTCGCCGCGCATTGAAACGCGTATCCAGCGATGCACATACCCATCTGGTGGAGTAGGTGCCTCAAGGTGACTGGGCGGTGCCCATGGTTTTCTGCGCGATTCTGTTTCTCGCGTGTTATTTTTGCGGGGTGTTCTGTCAGCCATGATCTCAATCCTTTACAAATTTAGCGTATTCTTCAAGTGGAACGCCAAGCGACTTTGAAATCGCAACTTGAGAAGGCGTCAGTTTCACCGACCTGCGCCCCGATTTAGTGCTGCGGGATGCGGAAGAAGCAGCGGATGCGACCTGACTTCTTTCCCCCGTTTTCTTAGCCGTCTGAAACTTGTGTGGAAACTCCACACGCAACCGACGATCTATTTCAGTATAATACTCATCGCTCCCCGGGTCAAACCCTTCGTCTTCAATAAGCGTAGCGTGAATAGCATACGTTGCAGAAGTGAGCATTCGATCACTCCCAAACCATTCGTTTTTCTGCGCCCAAGCCTCGGCTTTAGGGTCTGGTTTTGGAGGAGGAGGGGGAGCGGCGACGGGAGCAGCTTGCTGCTGGACAGGTTGTTTTGCCTCACGCTCTACCCGGGCTTTAGCCTGCCTATGACGCTCCATTTCAGAGTTTAACCGAGAAAGTTTTTCTTGAGCCTCCAGTTGCTTATCACTGTCGCCTCGATCCGCAGCATCTTTGTAAGCTATTTTTGCTGCGTTCATTTCGATGCTAAGACGGTTTCCGTACTCTTGAACATAACCTCGGTCCAAAAGTTTTAAACGGTCCTTCATCTTTTTGTTTTCTTCCATTAACTGAGAAGTCAGGCGGAGCGCTTCCTGTTTATCGCGCTCTTCCTTACGGTACTTATCTGTTAATTTCTTGATCCGATTCTGAACGTTTTTACTGTAATCGGTAAGCTCTTCGTCAGAACCTGTGTTTTCAGATTCCTCTTCCACAATTACTTCCGGTTGATTCTCTGCCGATTCAGCGGATTGGGACTCCTCTTCTGGAGCCTCGTCCTCAATGACTACCTCAATCTCTTCTTCAATTTCTTCAGACGTGTTTGACATCATCAGGCTCCAGTATTGTTGCAATCACCTCGTCATCGTTAATAATGCGAACTTCTCCCCCATCGATCTTAAATCGGGAACCAGAATATCGACCAATGCAAACCCACTGCCCCTCTTCACACCAAGCAGAGCCATACTTTTTATCGCTATACGCCAATGGCCCCAGTTTAAGAACGTATGCTACAACTGTAGCAACAGTTTCTCTTTCTCGAACCTCGTCGGGAAGGTGCAATCCACCTTTTGTTTTAATTGTTCCTTGATACGGCATTACCAAAATGCGCCACCCTGTGGGCTGGGGTAATCGATCAAGAAGGGATTTATCAAGAAGCGAAGGCTCTAGCACTCGATCTTGAGTATCTACATACGCGCTACCAACTTCGGAAGAAGCAGACGATGAGTCCACCTTTTCTTTGTTCATTTTCTGCGCGACGTGATCAGGAAGATATAATGTCTTCGACATCGTCAGCGTTGTTCTCCAGCAGGGACTTTATTTCTTCTCTGGCAAAAGAGAGTCCCCGTACCTCTCCCACCATCATCTTATAAGTCTCCCAGTCTTTGGCAGACCCGTTAACTAATGAACGCCCAATATCGTTTTCACGCTCTCTCAACAACCTATACACATGTTTTGCAAAGTCAACAACATCCACTATAGATTATCCTTGTATTCCTCTTGTGAATCAGATGTGATCGGACCACCTTCTACCCACTCGCTACATGTGTTTTCACTCATACATGAAAACTTTAGCAATTGGCAATACCCAAGATTTCCAGAGTCGTCTCCAATGCAAGCAAGCATGTCCTCTGTTTGATTATACATCCCACAGTTTCCGCACTCGGCATCCGTCATCGCATCGCCGTACTCATACTCCGCAATCGCAATGTCTTTGTTTTCTTGATTTAAGTCTTCATCTTGCGTTGGGAGAGGACAACTTTTACCGTCGTCATCGCTTTCCATTTTATCTACGGGCATCCCGTCAGGAAGCACACTGATCATAATTGTTGTCATTAGTAACACTTCCCACGTTTAGGGTTATCACGGACATCGGCAGCGCGGACTTCGCCACCTGATCTAAAGCTGCCCTCAAAGTTCTCAAGAGTTCCCTTACCATTTTTACGGGTACTTAACATAGGGGGCAGCATTCTATCGGGCGGCGGTTTCCCAACAGGAAGTTTTTTGGTGCCTAATTTTTTAGACATATTTCTTTTGTAAGGCATTTGAAATGTTTTAGTGCCACCCATCGAAGTGGGCATATCCGGATCGTTGGGTATCTTTGGGGTCTTAGGAGCGACCGTACCACCGCGTCTATATTTTTCCGTATCCATGTCTTCAAAGATCTCCGGATTCTTACGCAGAAGTTTTTCTACCTCTTGCGACATAAATTGTTGTTTGCCAGCGTTTGGACTTTTAGTGCCGCCCATAGCCTCATACGCAGACTCGCCTTCCATAAAACGACGTAGTTGTTCTTTCGTAAACGACTTCTTTTTCTTCTTAGCCATCTAAAAGCTCCAGTGCTTTTTCAAGAGTTTCCTTGTTGCGACGAGACCAACCTCTACCATACACCTTATAATCGTTTAAAGATCGATAAAACCCTTCCCGACCGTCATAGTATTTATGCAGAATATCCTTGGGATCAAAGTCGTGTACCATTGACAGTGTTTTAGGTCCAATAGCTCCATCCGCAGTCGCACCAACAACACGCTGTAGTATCTTGGCGGCTCGTCCCGGCCCCGCATTCACACAAAGATCTGCCACCGAAACATCGCAGCCAGAAGGCAGATCATCGGCCTTAACAGCATCCCAGTAGTTTTTCTTGTACAGAGGCTTTACATCTTCTTTCGTCAGCTTCCGCATAACCTCTTTTGGTGCAGGCTTGCCAGTGTATCGCGCCCAGTTGTACGCCGTAACCCCCAACATGGTGCTACCCTCATTACCGTGACCATCACCTTTTTTGTTTCCAGAATCCCTAGTGTCATCAGTGAATCCGCCTTCGTGATGAATCAGCATTTCAAAAAACGCTTCCCAATTCTTTTTCATGTCACTTCCTTTTAAAAAAGGCTTGCGCCCCGCGCACACCGAAACTCGCGCTTATTGCAATTCCAAGGCTGTAAAAATACCAGTCCGGGGCCTTATTAAGCTGCTGAAAGCCACGGTCAACCCAACCTTCTGCACCCGGAATCCAACATAAAATCAATGGGATAGACAGAATTACTACGAACCATTCGTCCTTCCAGCTTGATTTTGCGCCCTCTGCCATGATGCGTTCCCAGTCAGCAACGCTTGTCTTTTCGGACAATAATATCTGGGCTTTCGCCTTCGCCTCAGTTAGCTTTAGCTCCGCAGCAGCAGCGTTCTTATCGGCTTTGCCTTGTAACCAAGAGCCTGCAAGGTTTGCTATCGGCCCTAATGCAGCGGTAAAGATACTCATTTCTCAGACCCCAGCCACACCGCGAAGGCTCCTGTAAGGGCCCCAGAACATATTGATATCATTGCACTTTGTTGTGTTGACAAGTCGTCAAGACTCATCCCCCACTCCAAAACACGAATGTACATTATTGTCATGACCAACATCATTAGACGTGGCATAATCTTCCAAGCAAGAATTTTTTCCATGGCCTACCCGTTTGCTAGTTTGTCCGCAGTATATATCATAAGTGCAAATCCGCCAAGAAAAACGACAACCCCCATCGTCAACGAGAGCCCCCAAAACAACCTGTCCCTAGCCGCAGCCTTCGCCTCTAATTCGTCTTTCTGGCGTCTTCTAGCTTCAGCTTGCTCTCGAACAACCAAGTCCCACATGCCCGGTGGACCGTACAACATACACGTTTCTCTTAATAAATTCTGAGCTTCTTTGTGGGCCATCTTCGCCTGTGCTATGGCAAAGCCTTCTTCTTCGCTGGAAGTTAGTCTTCCCAGCGGCCCTTTGTGCTTGCCCTTTTCAGCAAGATTAATATCGGCTTCTAACTTAGCAAGTTTTCCAAAATGCGGCATAAGACTGTTCATATCTTTACCAGCTTGAACAGCCGAACTAATTCCGCCAGCTATCTTGGTAACCGCACCAGCTAAAGCTAACACTTCAATCATAACTAAAACACCCCGACAAACCTCTGGGGTCGGGATATCGGACTAAACCTTTTATTAACCGTACCGCCAGAAGAATATTTACGTTTACCCGCTTTGCTTAAAGCAATAGCAAC